CCTGCAACATGTTTAGAAGTTTTAGACGAACTGTATTAACTAATACCGTGTTAGAAACTTGTTCTCTCACGATATAAGCCTGTTTTTACAGGTCAAATACACTATATGAAATTTGTTTATATAGAGTATAAGCCCGACAATGCTTTAATTGTCTTTCGTATTACTACTGTTTGTATCTTAATCTATAAAAGATACCTATTAATTTTTAGTTTAAATTCACATTTTATTGATCATTTTCTATGTTAGAAAATATGATCTTATTTTATAATCGAAGTTATAAGATAATTTATGTTTGGAAGTTGACTTTGTGTTCGGCGTGTATCTGAAGTACTGCCCCTCTGTCATATTGTACTGTATCTAATTGAAGTTAGAGTCGTTTTTACGATCCAGAAGTTTATTCCATGTTAAAACATTTTATTTCACTCCAGTGATTTAATTTTATTGCTTTTTTGCAATACGTATTTTTAAAATTTTTACGTTAAAATTTGAATTCATATCGTCCTTGAATTCTTGCTCTTTTGAGTAAATTTTATCCCCACTCCGTTAAGGAATTATTACTTTTATTAAAATTTGTGACGATAAATTTGTTGTTATATGCTTGTTTTTATATTAATTAAATTAACTAATCTTGTTAATTTTTTATTTAATATATTTACCGCATCCCTGAACAATAAATATTATCCCCTATTTTAATATGTGTGTGTTGAGCTAGTATCCACACATTTGTTGCCGTTATTATGGCCTTATTCCTTTTCCCCATTAAACCACAATTATGTTGTCACCTAATGAGAAAACCCCCCCAACCCCAATTTTTAATCAAACGATTATTAATATTGAATCTGATTTATTTAAGATTCATGATAGGCAAGTGGCCCGTTTAAGAAAGAAGTGGATTCGTGAATCCAAAAAACCTTTGATGGAAGTTCAAGGGATTACATCTGATTTTGCTAAATATGCTTCATTAAAATTTTTACAAAACATTCCTAGTGAATGGTATTTGAATAAATTAAATGTTGATGCTAATTTTGCAATTAAGTTGATCGAAGATATTGGTATATTGATTTACCAATTGTCCAAATCTCAGTCTTATGCTGATATTTGTGTAGGGATTGCTACGTATTTAAAATTACGTGGAGGCAGATCCTTGATTTTTGATAGTACTCTGAAGATTTGTAAATTTAAATTCTGTGAGATTTTTTCTCTTAGTGAATTAAATGCACAATCTGACGATATTGATCAGAATAGTTCAAGTGTTCTTGATAAAATTTTTGGTGTTTGTAAAAAAGCATTAGGAAATTTTCAAGAAATAAGAAATTCTCCATTATTTGAAAAATTATATACTTTTTGTATGTATATGCTTGGCTTATCAGTTTTTGATAAGGTAGGTTTAAGTATGGACAATTTATGTTTTTCTATATTCGCTCAAGAGTGTATTAAGTAAAAATATCATCTTGGTATAGATTTTATCTATAGTATGATGGATACATTGTATTTTCTTTGTGAAAGAGGATATCAATGTATCAAAACAGGATCTTTAGATCCTATATATCATAGTGGTTCTTCTTATGAGAAATGGTTTTCAAAAACTGTTGATCTTAAACAGAAATCCACTTTACTTAATGATCCTGAAGCTCATGGTTTCACTGAATCTGGTTTTTTACGAGATTTAGATGATGTTATTGAGCAAGGTGAAAGTATTTACCAACATGCTACTCGCATTGGTCATATGGAACGCTCCAGCGTTCGTAATTATGTGAATGATTTAAAAATGATTCGCAGTAATGAATTATCATCACGAAAAGCTCGTGAAGGGAGAGATGCTCCTTTTGGAATTTTAGTTAGTGGTAATTCTAGTGTAGGTAAATCAACAATTATTAATATTTTATATAATCACTTTGCTAAAGTGCGAGGTTTAAAAAATGATGATTGTTTTAAATATACCAAAAACCCAACTGCTAACTTTTGGGATGGTTTTAAAACATCCATGTGGTGTTTAGTACTAGATGATGTAGGTTACCTACATCCAAATTGTGCCACTTCTGGTGATCCTAGTGTTATGGAGATTATTCAAATTATGAATAATGTAGCCTATGTGCCTGACCAAGCTTCTTTGTCAGACAAAGGCCGTACTCCTTTGCGATGCAAATTATGCATTGCAACTACTAATACTATTCATTTAAATGCTCAATTTTACTTTGCGTGTCCTATAGCTGTTCGTAGACGAATGCCTAATATTTTAGACATGAAAGTAAAACCTGAGTATAGCACTGAATCTGGTATGTTAGATCATACCAAAGCTATAACCACACCTGGTGAATATCCTAATTTTTGGATTTGGACTATTAGAAAAATAGTTCAAACATCAGATAAGACCTGTAAGGATGAAATTGTTCATTCTTTTTCCGAAATTAAGGATTTTCTTATGTGGTATAATAGAGCTATAATTAATTTTGAAGCTATGCAATCTTTAGTTAAAGAAAGTAATAATACTTTTAAAGATATGCAATTGTGTGCTTGTAATTTACCTGTTTCTATGTGTAATTGTTTAACTGCTGAATCTTATGATGAGGAGTTAATTCCAATTAATAATGAAATTGGTGAATTAGAATCATTAATAACACAATATGAACAAAGTCTTGAGGGTCAAATAGACCCTGAATTGAGATATCACATTAAAGATAAACTCGATACTCATTATGGGAAATTGTCTCATTTGAAAGCTTTACGTAATCGTGAAGTTGAATTAATTAAAATAGCTATGTTAGACGATCTCGTTAATAAAAAAGCTATTTTAGCTAAACGAGAGATTGACGCTAAATGTGCTGCTAAGGCACAATTAGAAAAGGAAGATAAAGAAATAGATGAACTTTTGAAAAATATTGAGTATAAACAAAATGCTCTTTCTTGGAAAGAGAGTACTTCTAATGTTCTTTTAAGAGCTTGGTCTCATGTTCCTTTTTTAGCTGCTTTATTAAATTTCATTTATGCTTATGCTCCTGAATTTGTTAGTCAATTGTTAGCTAATTTAGCTAAACATGTAGTTAAAACATCTACTAAAGATGCTTTATATTGGAAAACATTAGGAGATAAAGTTTATCATCGTATTGGTGGTAATAAAACTTTAGCCCTTATTTCTGGTGCTATAGTTACTTTATTAGGAGCTTATGGTGTAACAAAAATGGTTACATCTCGTCAAAAGAAACCACAAGGTCGCGATAATGGTCGCCCAGATGGTGTACAAGATGAGAAAAGTAATGTTTGGACAAATAAAGCTTTCCAATTAACACCTTTTGATGTACCAATGCAATCTGTTGGCTATAAATCTTTTGTAGGTACTTTTGAAAATAAAGTAGCTAGTAATATGTATAAGTTTACTTGTACTTATGAAAAAGAAGGTAAAATGGTAGTACGTCCTGGTACTATGATGCGTGTACGTGGTCAGGTTTTTATGTGTAATAATCACACATTACCTGAAATTCAATCTCTTGAATTAGTCATGACACGAACTCATCGTAATCAGGGTGTTAATACTAATACTCAGGTATTATTAAATGCTTCTCAGATATTGAGATATCCAGATAATGATATGGCCTTTTTTGTTATTAAAGGTTTACCACCTGGTAATGATTTGACACCTTATTTTTTAGAACAATCTATTGGTGGTTCTCATACAGGTAATTATATTATTCGTAATGAAACGGGTGATATAACTAAATCTGTTATTGAAAATGTTAAATATACTGATAAACCTTTACATGAGTGGTTAAAACCACAACAAGGTACTTTTGTCGGTAAGAGTCAAATTTTAACTAAGAATGGCGATTGTGGATCACCTTTAATTGTTAATACTGGCTATGGTCCAGCAATTTTTGGTGTTCATTGTTTAGGTAGTGCAACTAAGGTTGTTGCTGCTACTTTTGTACCTAGAGCTTTAGTTTTAGCTGCTTGTACTTCGTTAGATTCAGTCTTTGTTGTTCCTGGTGAACCAAAACTGAATGCTGAAGGTATTGAACGTTCATTAGGTGAAGTTCATTATAAATCTCCTTTTATGTTTATAGAAGAAGGTTTTGCTGAAGTACATGGTAGTTTTCAAGGTTTTAGAGCACGTAGAAAAAGTGCTGTTACTAAATCTTTAATTTGTGAGCAATTACAAAAAGATGGTTTTGTATTGAAGTATACTGCCCCTAAATTGAGTGGGTGGGAACCTTGGTATTTAGCTGCTAAAGATTTAGTTTTACCTATTAATGCTTTGCAACCAGCAATTTTTGCCGAATGTGTGAAATCTTTAAGTAAACACTTTATAGATAATATACCATCTTCTGATTTATCTCAGGTTATGGTTTATGATCTTAAAACTGCTGTTAATGGTTATCCTGGTACTAAGTATGTTGATTCTATTAACAGAAGTAGTAGTGCAGGAGCTCCTTTTTCTAAAAGTAAAAAGTATTATTTCCATTCATGTGATGGAGAAGATATTTGGCAAGATGCTATAATGCCTAATGAAGAAATTCAAGATAGAGTTACTAATATTTTGGATTTGTATGCAAAAGGTCAGCGTTATCATCCTGTTTTTACTGGTTCAGTAAAAGATGAACCTTTGACATTTAAAAAAGCACTTATTAATAAAGTACGTATTTTTTCTGGAGCACCTGTGGATTGGTGTCTAGTTGTAAGAATGTACTTGTTGAGTGTCACAAGGTTAATACAAAATAATAGATTTATCTTTATGAGTATGCCTGGTGTAAATTGTCATAGTTTAGAATGGGAACAGATATTTAATTATTTAAATGTCCATCCTAATAAATTTGCTGGTGATTACGGTAAATTTGATAAACGTATGCCACCTATTGCAGTATTAGGAGCTTTTGAAATATTAGAAGATATTTGTAGAGCTGCTGGATTTACTGATGAACAAGTTTTAGTAATTAAATGTATTGCTTATGATACAGCTTTTGCTATGACTGATTTTGATGGAACTTTGGTGAGCTTTATGGGTGGTAATCCATCTGGAAATCCTCTTACTGTCATCATTAACTGTTTAGTTAATATTCTCTATTTAATGTATAGTTATTATATTTTAAATCCTGAACATGAGTGTGAATCATTTTTTAAGAATGTGAACGCTGTAACATATGGTGATGACGGAGCTATTTCAGTAAGTGAATGTGCTCCTTGGTATAATCACACTACTGTATCTGAAATGTTAGCTGGTGCTGGCATTACTTATACTATGGCTGATAAGGAAGCCAAATCAATTCCTTATATTCCAATTGAAGAAATTTCTTTTTTAAAAAGAGTTTTTGTTTGGGATGAAGATATAGGGGCTATTGTTTGTCCTTTGGAAATTGAATCTATAGAGAAAATGTTAATGATTAACGTTAAATCTAAGAGTATTGATTCCAAAGCACAATGTATGGCAACTATTGATTCAGCATTACGAGAATATTTTTATCATGGTAAGGTTATGTTTAACGAAAAACGTACTTACCTAATGAGTTTAGTAAAAATGTTCGAACTGGAAAATTATGTGGAAGCACACACTTTTCCAGCATGGGGATATCTAAAACAACAGTTTTGGTTATCTTCAACAGGTCTAATTGTACCTAGAAAAATCAATAACGCATTTGTAAATAATGCGAATGGGCCTCTGGAACTATGTCTTAACCAAGAAGTTCCAAGTGTGAGTAGTTACTGCTCGTCTGCTATCAATTATGTTTTCAACGTAGATGAGAGAGTGGACTCACACTTCAACCCGCATGGGCGTTCCCCAAAGTCTCTTTTAAGAGAATCTGTCGGCTGGTCAGAGGAAGGAAAGCATAACTTCGCTATGGAAGGAGTCTCTCATAGCGTCGTAAATCGACTCGGTAATCAATTAAATAAAGATAGTCAGCGTAAGACTAAAACTACGCAAAACATATTTCGTTCGGCTCAAAATAAAGGTCGTAACGATTGGGACATACTTCAAACTAAAGCTAATATGCTCAAGAATTGTACATGTTCCCAGTGCATAAGAGAAATTTTATGCGCACAATCAGAGGATATTCCTGTTCCTGCTGCTTACGAAAGTGAGCTTTCTTGGGAACAAATATCCCACATCAGAGGAGATGAACCTGAATCTCAAGAATTAGCAGCATATTGTGAGTTATTTAAAATAACTTTAGATCCTGCTGAAAGATTTAGACGTTCAGTTCTTCGTTATGATGCAACTCGAATTAAGGATATTTTCGATGATTTAGATTTATTTTTAGATGCTCCTTTGTGTCCATTTGAAATTCAAAGTACTGATGTTTCTGCTGAAGTAGCTATGGTTGCTGGAAACGGTAATACTGTTGCTCTACAACAGGAAGTAGTGGCTTTTCATGATGAAAATCTAGGAGAAGTTGCTGGTATGGCAGCTACATTTGATGCTGCTGCTGCAGCTGATGATGTTAGTGCAAATACAGAATTAGGTGAATTTTTATCTCGTCCTGTTAGCATTCTAAATTATGTTTGGAATGAATCTGATGCTGTAAATACAGTACATACTGTGAATCCTTGGCTTATCTATTTTTCAGACGCGAGAATTAAGAATAAATTAAATAATTATGCTTATATTAGGTGTAATCTTAAAATTAAAGTTTTGATAAATGCTTCTCCATTTTATTATGGTGCAACATTAATGCATTACTTACCAATGAGTTCTACTATTACTGGTACTACAGTATCTGGTAGTAATGGTGAATTTATTCCATATTCTCAGAGACCACATTGTTGGATTTATCCTCAAAATAATGCTGGTTGTGAAATGACATTGCCTTATTTCAATTATAGAAATTATATTGATGTAGTTACAGCTACTAGATTTACATCAATGGGAACACTCAGTTTTGTAAATTACACTGGACTACAAAGTGCTAATGGTGCTGTAGGTACTGGTGTAACTGTACAGGTTTATGCTTGGGCAGAAGATGTTAAAGTATTTGGACCTACTGTTGGTCTTGCTTTGCAAGCTGTTGACGAGTATATTACTAATCCAGTTTCTGCAGTATCTAGCGCTGTTGCTAGTGCCTTAGGTAAATTAAGTCGTGTTCCAATTATTGGAAAATATGCTACTGCAACTTCTATTGGAG